AGTTTAGGAAAGGGAGTTGTTAATACTCAAGACCGTGAAATAATGATTACTGGATCTACATCTAGTTTGGGCAATGATAGCGGTCGAGCCGATACCACTACTTTTATCACTGGAAATACTACAACTCAAAAAACACAAGAAGACACCACTGCAATCAATTATCGTGGTATGGAGAACCCATGGGGAGATTTATGGCGCGTAGTAGATAAAATTAGCATTAAAGGTAACGGACAGTCCTATGGCGGTATACCATATTATAAAGATACAGACTCAATAGGTTTCTCTCTACCAAATATGTCTTACAGCTGGATTTCTAATATGGGTATTGGCGCCGATGAATATGATTATATTTATATGCCAATTAAATGTAATAATAAAGCAAATAGTGCTGTGCCGGTTGGTGATAGTAGCTGGACTAATTCTTCTTTAAATAATACAGATGTAGTATTAATTGGCGGAAGTAATACATCTGCGGAAAGTGCTGGACTATTTGATTATAGCTGTGACATAAATATCGCTGCTGCCTTAAACCGCACTAATGCTCGTATCATGTTTATTCCTACTAAAAATTCTATCTATACTAATAATATTACTAAATGGCAATCACATTATGGAGGCTGATGAAGATGAAAGACTATGGTACAATTTATGGTGCAGTTGAGCCACAACCAATTGAAATCACTTCTAACTCTGTATTTATTGCTTCTAATATCGAGCCCTATACTGAATAGTTTGATAATTATACATTACAAGGTTATAAGTATAATTATAAGGAATATTCTAAAGATGAATATCTCTTACAACAATCTGCGGATATAACTTCTTTACAAGAAGAACTCGCAGCTACGAAAATATTATTGGGGGTGGAGTAACGCATGACCTTAATAGAACTCGCGCGAAAACTTCGCCCATATATAGAAAAAGCCGCCATGTCCCTTTCTGAAGAAGATGCGCTCGAAGCCGTCCAGTTATTTCCTAACTGGCGGCCCAACGCAGCATATTTAACTGACGATAAAGTATAGTATGAAGGCATCCTATATAAATGTTTATAGTCACATGCCGCACAGGAAGCTTGGACTCCTGTTGCCGCGCCAAGTCTATGGGCAAAAGTCTTAATTCCAGATCCAAATGTAGTACCTGAATGGGAGCAGCCAGATAGTACCAATCCTTACATGCGCGGTGATCGTGTTATGTTTGAAGGCGAAGTATATGAAAGTGCTATTGATAATAATATTTGGAGTCCTTCCGTTTATCCAGCTGGATGGACTAAGATAAATATTTGACTTTTATATAAAAATCTGATATAATAGATATAGAATAAAGGATAATAATTCTTTATTCTATATCTTTTTTTATATGGAGAATGATCATGAGAAAAGAAATTTCTATTACTAGTGAAGAAAGCGCAAACATCGAGCGTCTGTTTATGAGCCATAATGCTTATTTAAGTATGCTACAATTCCTATCCGATAATAATGTAAGTTCAAATACTGAAATTTATGATCGTAAGTGGAACGAGGCAGTAGATTTATGGATTAAGCTAGATAAAGCAAAAACTGATATTGAAAAGAAATATAAGCCAGCGGGTGATTGGGATCGTTATGAATTTGATTTTGAAAAGAAACAAGTAGTTTTTATAAAAGATGAGTAAAGATTATTCTGATGAAGTAATTCATAGATATATAGAAGAAGATCCCAAGGCTATATGTCGCAATATTACTTTTCAAGTAACCGATGACTGCTGTCTTAAATGTTCTTACTGTTATCAGGGCCATAAAGGTCATGCTATGATGTCTAAGGAAACCGGTAAACGAATTGTTGATTTATTATTTAAACTTTATGATGAAAATAAAGAAAACTCTGTTATAAATCATCATACATACGGTGTTATTCTAGATTTCATTGGCGGCGAACCTTTTATGAATGTTGAAGTAATGGATTATATTGTCGATTACTTTATTGAACAATGCTTAGAGAAAGATCATATTTGGCTTACAAACTTTCGTATTTCAATTAGTACTAATGGTGTTCTTTATTTTTAGCCGCAAGTATAGCATTTTATTTAGAAGTATAAAAATTTATTAAGCATGAATGTTACTATTGATGGCCCTAAGAAAGTACATGACTTATGCCGTGTAGATTATGATGGTAATGGTAGTTTTGATAAAGCTATGGCTGCGTGGGAACACTGGTATCATACAATTGGAACCAATCCTTTGGATACTAAGGTAACTATTTCGCCCGAAAACTTAGAGTTAATGGAAGACATATTTGATTTTTTTCTTAGTAAAGGTTGTAAAACAATTCATGCCAATCCTGTATTCGAGCATAAATGGACAATTGAAGAAGCACAATTATATTATTGTATTCTAATTCGCTTAGCCGAACGACTTTTACAAACTGAAGGCGCAGAAAGTTCATTATTTGCTGAGAATCGTGGCCGTCCTCTATTATCGACTGATACTTGGAATTGGTGCGGTGGCACATCTGCTATGTTAGCATTTGATCCAGAAGGAAAAGCTTATCCGTGCTTACGTTATATGCCGAGTTCCCTTGGCACAGATCGTGAGCCAATAATTATTGGAAATGCTGATGGTATTTATAACACTCCTGAAACTAAAGCTATATATGATGATATGCAAAAGGTTACGCGACAATCTCAATCTACGCAAGAATGTATAGATTGCCCTATCGCCGCAGGGTGTGCATGGTGTAGCGCGTGGAACTACTAGGAAACTGGCTCTTACAATAAACGCAGTACTAATATATGTTGGATGCATCGCGCCAATATGCTTGCGAATACCTATTATTGGAATACCTATTATCGGGCGCATAATCGTGAGAAACGAATGCCAGTTTATCTACCGCGAAATATCGCCACTCAAATTATTTCAGATGAAGAATATGATGAATTATTACAATTAAGTATTTGACATTTTCTAAAAATTCTGCTATAATATATGTATACAGAGTAAGGAAAGGAACTTACTTTGTAATAAAAAATTTTACTACATAGGGAGGTAGTAAGTATGAAGTACTATTCTGAAAAATTGAACAAGGTTTTCGACACAGAGCGAGAGTGTATGGAGGCTGAATTCAAGGTTAAAGAACAGGAGAATCTCGCAAGGATTCAAAAAGAAAAGGCATTGAGAGAAGAAAAGGAAAAGAAAGAAGCTCTCGCGGCCGAGCGCAAGGTAATGGCTGATAAAGTCGAAACCGCGCGCAAGGCTTATCTAGAAGCGCAGAAAGCTTATAGAAACGAACTGGAAGCTTTCTGTAAGAAATATGGCACCTATCATTATACTGTGACAGATGCCGATGAAGTTCCTTCTCTATTTGATGTATTCAAATATGCTTTTAATTGGTGACTGAACGGCTTGGACTGAGCCGTAATCAGTCCGTTCTTTTGCCCCTTAGGCTAATGGTAAACCGCCGGTCTCTAAAACCGTTATACCCTCTGAAGGGGTAATCTGGGTTCGAGTCCCAGAGGGGCAGCGTGGGAAGCGGACGGTTAGCTACTGAAACGAGATAAGGATGGCCTAACATCCAGCCAGTTTTATTCCTTTAGGGAATAAAATTATCGACACATACAGCAAATATATTTTCCACCATTTTAGATAACAGGAAATTATCAGTGTGCCGAGTATTTGCACCATTCGTATAGCGGTAATATGTCTGCCTTCCAAGCAGATGCGGCGAGTTCAAGTCTCGCATGGTGCTCTTAGGTTCTCTTACTTCCCTAATCGCGATAAAAGTAAGGACGCAGGCAAGCACGTATGCTACCCGGGAGCCATTACCCCGTATAAGTCAGCCTAGGATGACAGATTGCGAGCCGGCAGTAGGCCAACGATATAAGAATATAATGCCGGATACTTGTACACCGTCAACAGTACACTCTATTTCTCTGCGAGTTAATGGGACGTATGACGACACGACACTTCGTCCGCACCCGAGGAGTTGCGAACCTGCGGGCGCACCTCCCGTAATTTAGGAGCTATCGCAAATAGACTTATTAAAATTACGGGATTTTTTATTTGACTTTTTTTCAAAATTTTGTTATAATATATACATAAGGAAGGGAGAGATGAGAATGTTAGATGATTTCATTATGAATTTCTCTTGGGAAGAACTTGAAGATGAAGAATGGTCACTTGAAGATTGGGAAAGTGATTATTTGACAAAAGAACAAAATTGAGTTATAATAAAGGAGTAAGAGATGGAAACAATTAGATTCTGGTATACTTTTGAGGATGAAAATAAGGAAATGGCTGATACCGATGTAGAAATTAGTACTTCTAAGGCTGATGGAGTCCATCTTCAGGATGTTTGTGATAGCTTTGTAATGTTCTTACGTGCAGTAGGATATTCTACGGATGGACTTGCTAAGTATTTTCCAAAAGAATTAGATTAGGAGTGATGGGTATTAGCACAGTAGGTTAGTGCAGTGGTCTTATAAACCAAAGATGCAGAGTTCGAGCCTCTGATACCCTACTTTTAGGCGCACACAGCACTATTTATAATGCTTATTAACAGAAGATTGCATCGCGCCTAGTTTCCCTGTTAGGGACTTGTCTCTCGCTAGTACAAGTAAAATATTTAGTCGAGCGGTTCAGTGAGAAGGTATATCTAGACTCCCCACACGCTGATGTCCGAGAACATCAAAAGGTGCCGGCTAGGTCGCGGAAGATTTCACCCGTTACGCAACGCAGCGAGATGTAGGCAGTGCAAACGGTACATACGTATGGAACTCGGTGACACCGAGTATAAACATTAGTAGTCCAGTCGATGAATTGGTAACTTGGCTGAAAAACGGGAGGGCAGGGAAAAGGATTGGTAGTCCCGGCCAGCTCTTGGGGTCGCTCCCCAAACTGAAAAGGAAGTAGCTTCATCAACTACCCCCGTCACGATGTGTAGGCCAAAACACTCGGTAGAGCTTACGAGTATAAATAAATGTGAGGCCGCTCATAGAAGCGGGTTGCGACGAGCAACCTCCGTGGATACACGACCCAC